GTGATATTGGAGAGAGCATTGTAGGCCCCGTTGCCCACGTCAGATCCAGTCGCTTTGATGAAATCAAGCCACGAAAGGTCTGAGCTATCCCATTGGCCGTAGTTGCCAGCACTGTCGTCTCGAATGCCTGCCATGATCAACCCTTGCAGATTGCGCCGTACACTTTGTTATGCGCCACAACTTCGCGCCGCGTTTGAACCGTGTCGTTCGTGCTGTTGCTTATTGGCTTGAAAATCTTGCACGACCCGTCAGTCGCGGGTGTAAGAGTCCCGCAGGCTGCTAGCAGGAGCGGACTGCACAGCATTGCGAACCTTGTCAGCTTTCTTAACGGCATCATTGGTTGCCTTCTCTATCCGAGCCTCAACGCGCTCTGCACCTTGCTTTCTATAATGCGACGCAAACCCGATCCACGCCGCGAGGATCATCGCGCCGATCGCTGCCCACCGTCCAAGCGGTGTAATCAGGAAAGGGATGATCGCCCCAATCATGGCGCGGCCTTTTTCTTGGACCACAGATAAAATCCTGCGACCGTAATCGTAACTGCGCCGGCCATAGTCGGCTGATGAAGAGCCCAATCCCGAAATGCCCATAAAGTTTCCCCCACGCCCTTCCAGGCTCCGACGTTGCTGATCCCCTGAGTGATTGCATCAGGCACCGCAGGCGGGATGATTGCCGGTGCCGCTTCTGTCACTGCGATCACTGCGGCTGTGGTTCCAACAGCAACAGCGGGCTTCGAGACTTCCCTCGCCTCAGTCACGGACTGAGCCATGAACGGTTCATCCGGCGCTTCAACGGGCTTGAGGAATAGCGCCGCTTCGCGCTGACGACGCGAGACAAGACCCGGAAGCACACGGCCACCGCCGTGTCGCCACATTGCAAAAGCCTTTGCAGCCCCTGCTTTGTCGCCCTTGTTTAGCCGCTTCAATACCGTAGACCGTGCAAAGCCTGCGGAGCCGATGTTGTATGCGAGAGAAACCATGGAATCGTACTCGTTCTGGTTTATGCTCACGGTCACAAGCCTGCTCACAGCGGCCTCGAACTTCGCAATTTCCCGCGCTAGACCAGCTTCCGCTTCCGCTTCCGTCCAGACCATCCCAAGACGAACGCCCTCAGTGCAGCCCCATCCAATGGTTGGAACCCCAGCCGGACACAGATAGGCAGCGCACGACCCATCCTTTAGGTGAGTGTGGTAGCCCTCGAAGCTCTTGATGAGCCGCTGCCCCTCTGCGCTGATCTGCATATCTCAGCCCCCCGATGGCTTGACGATTTCCGCAGCAAAAGCTGCAACCGCTTTTGTCGCCGCATCTTCCGCCATGCGCTGCGCTTCTTCACGGCTAACGGCATCTACAGCCGCAACGGGCGGTGCTGGATCATTGGCACGGGCTTGGCGCGTTGCTTCTCTTTGCGCTTCCTTTGCAGCGAGTTCTGCCTGGAGCTTTTTGAGCTTGGCCTCATATGCGGGAAGCACAAACCCGAAATGCTTCTCAAAGTCCGCCGCGCTGATAAACCAATCCGGGGGCCGGTTGTTTGGGCGGTTTAACTGCTTTGTCAGCCTAGTCTTAAATTCAACGTGACCCATGCCAGTGTCGGTATCGAACTGCACCGCTGCCACATCGTCATTCGGGTCATTCGGGTCCATGTCGAACACGGACCAATCCAATTCAGAAAGCTCCAGCGGCTTGCTGTTTACGAGCACAAGTTTATCGTCCACAACGATTGCGATCTGCATTATTGGGCCTCAATGGCTTTTTGGGTTTCAGGTGCAGTGATGCGAGCGCGTTCAAGTTCTTTGCGGCGCGCTTCAGGGTCAAAGATCATATTGCGAAGTTTTTCAACGTCGGCGGCTGTCTCATTGGCGCGGCGCGCGGCGTCGGCGGAAAACATCCAACCAAGGCGAAACGCGCATTCCCATTTGGAAACCTGCTCGCCGGTCAACGGGTTTTGGCCGCGAATAAATGTCCATGTGTCCTGACACGTCCCATCCATAACATTGTCCCGGCAATCCTTAGTGCCGCAGAAAAACGGGCACCGCTTGCCCTTGGCCGCAAGTTCGAATGTGCTCATTTTCTAGCTTTTCTCCGCGACGCAGGCTTCGACGTACTTCACAGCGAAGTTTGCAGCGTTCATCGTCAGCGAGTGATCATGCGCTGTGCCTGAGCCGACTGACGTTGATGTCGTCGGAGTATCTTGATTGTTTCCAGAGGATACGTTTGATAAGGCGTCCACCAAGAACCTATTGCCGCTGCCGCCGCCAACGCCATTGTAGGTCTTCTTGGCGTCAACGTGAGCGTGCGCCGCCGTCTTTGCTATCGAGGGCGTATCGTTGCCAACCGTGCCGGTAAACGTGCGGCTCGCAAACGTCGCGTTGAACGACTGAGAACCGCCCGTGCTGATCGTGCCGGTTTCAAACCGCAAAGCCGCGTCGTCATAGGCGGCCCCGGTTTCTTTTGTCCAGCCAGTCGGCGGTGTCGTTTGTTGGAACACCAAGCGTGTGCCAGCCGGAAACATGCGACCGTCGGCCTGGAAATCGGTTGTCAGCTCCGTTTTCAAAGACGAATAAGTGACCCCCTTATTCGCCGTCTCGGAGAGATCATAGACCCCGAAGAAATCACCGTCTGCTAGATCGGTGAGTGCCGTGAGCGCATTGGGCCATAGCAAATATCTGGCGTCTCCAGATTTCCGGTTGAGCGCGTCCGCCGCCGCCGTCGCATCGCCAAGGCCGGTAATTTTCCGGTTATTAAATGGGATGTTTGCCGTGATGGTTGTTTGGCCATCCTTGCAAATCACGTTAGAAAGGCCGGTAGCGATACCGTCCATTTCTTCGTCCATACGATCTGAGCGGATCTTTATCGAATTGGATCGATCAGTAACCCATGAATATAGCCTCGCGAACGACCCACTGCCGTTAAATGCCATTTGATTTCCTCGTTTCTTAATGCCGGGGTAGGCCGCTAGATGCTAAAGTTTCTGCTGACGATTTTGGTGATGGCCGTCTGGGGCTGGCTACTCTGGGGAGCCATCCAAACAAGCTATTGGCTATACGCTTTGATGATCGTTGCGCTATTCGTTGCAGGCTGGTTTTTGCAAACCGACGCCGAAAAGGAAGCTACCAAGAAATGGTGGTACGAGCGGCTTTAGTTGCTTAATTGCTGGCTGGTCGGCCCAGAACCAGCCCTCATAAGCTCATTGACAATACGCTCGTACTTGGCACCGGTTAGCTGACCCATTTTGCGAGCTTGAACATGCTTGAATAGAGCGCTGACAATGGCGTCGCCATCGCGACCCGATGCGGTCAGGATCTTCGCCATATCGACGGCTTTGCGCGTTTGCGCCGCCGCCATCCTCTTTCCTATTGCTGCGTCCGCGAGCTTGAGTGCCCATTCTGTCGCCAGTCCTACCGGACCCTTGCGCCCCGCCTCTGCCGCGAAGTCACCCGGCTCCGCATTGAGGCCCAGCCGCTTTCGTGACGCCTGCATGGTGTCAGTTACAGAGTTGCCAAGGGCCAAGTCGTGCAGGTCCGCGAAGTGGTTCTCTGCGTTAATGCGGCCCTTGATGTTTTGAGCCCCTTGCGGCCCCGCGACCTTCTCAAGGTTTTCTTTTGCAAATTCGCTATTCAGAGCCCGGCGCGCTGCGGTGTCGCCTTTGGCTTGAAAGTTGGACGATGCCCGGCCCATGACTTGCCGCAGATCATTCCGCCCGCCCTCACGAACCATATCCTTGCCGAAGGCAGACATACCGGACATTTCATAATCGACAATATGCGGGTCTTTCTTCTCGGAGAACATACCCGCCCCCAAATCTACGGCTTCCTTGCCCTCGATCCCCTCGCCTGCAATTGCCCGCCCCTGAGCCCATGGGCTCATTGACGGATCATTGGGGGATAGGATCGCATCGATTTCTGAGCGCAGATCGCGCGCAAGATTTCCGAAAATCCGCTGTTCGTTGCTTCCCGGCGCTGCATTTTTGGCCATGTCGTCAACGGCGCGCTTGACGTAATCGTATTCGACCCCCTGAATAACGCGCTCAGCACTGTTCTTTTTGACGCCTGTCATTGCAGACATTACATCGTCTGACTGCGTGATCTTGAACTTCTGCTTGATGCCCTCAGCCTGTGCCAGTTTCTCGGCTTCCCGGATGGCGCTTTTTGGTATCCGCGCCATGATTTCTTTGAGGCGCGACGACGAAAGAACCGGCGCTTGGTGAAATTGGTCATAGAACGGCTTGGCCTGCGCTTTGTACGCCGCCTGCTGCTGATCGATGTACTGCGGCAAGTTTCTCTCTTGCCCCAGATTGGCGTTAAGATCGCCCTTAATCCGATCCGCCGCGCCAAACTGCCGGTCGCTCAATTTGACCGCCGCAACGTCCTTCGCGGCCGGCGTTCTCGCCAGAACTGCGGCATCTCCCTGCAACGTCGCGCCCATGTCGCCCAGCATGGCTTCAGGCCCCAACTGGCCTTTCATAGTGGCGTAGCTGGCGGGCGTTAGATTGGGTGACGCCGCCATTGCCTCTTCAACAGCACTGATCGCTCTGCCGGATTTGCCTTGGAGCGCACCAGCGACAGGCGTGAACTTATCCTTGAGGGCAGTGACGACATTGCCAACAGCGCGCCCCGCTGCCGGACCCGCTGCACTCAACCCGCCAGCCCAACCGGCTTTTTCGAGCTCTACGCCTTGCTCGGACCCCATCGGCATTTGGGCCACGTCGCCCGCCACACTGGTCGCAGCAGCGCCACCGCCTTGCAGAGCCATGTTTGCGAGCACGCCAGCACCACGCCCCGCAAGACCCGCAGCACCGCCCGTCAGCATGTAGGGGAGCGCGCCACGGACGCCGCGCGCCACGTCTTCAAGATCAAGGCCGGGTTTGTTGAGGTAGGCTTTCTGCTCTTGGCCATCCGCCCCGCGCGTGATGAACACATCATAGCCGTTGGCGTCTTTCTCACGGCGGACGAACTTGTCGCCAAGGCTCTTTTGGACAATATCGCCCATTTGAGCGTCGGAAGCTCCAAAGAGCGCCGCGCGGCCCGTTGGCCCTTCGAGTTCACCTGGATACTGCGAATAGACGCTGGGGAGTTGACCTTGTGCCGGGTCTTGCATTCCCGTGATGTTGCGCTGCCACCATGACGGACCGGGCTGCTTTGGCTGTGCGGTCTGTTGGAAAGCCGATGCCGCCGTGTTGGCGTCTGACGCCTCGACCTCATAGACCTTGCCGTCTGGTCCCTGGACTTCAAAGACCGCCATTTAGCGCTTCTCCCTAATGCGAACGCCGCCAGGCAGTGTTTGCCAGCCATCGGATTGGTCGTTGTCGGCCTGACCCTGCTTGAGCATCGCGGCGGCTTTTTCTTTGCCCCGGCGAACGGTCTTTCGGTAGTCGGAAAGCGCCGATAGGAAGCCTTCGCGAGACTGTGCAGTTTTCATGCGTGTGATCGCACTCGTCGCCGTCTGGCCTTCCGTGTTCGACAAAGCACCCATGCCGCGCATTTGCTGAATAGCAGAGAGGAACGCGCCGGACGTTGCTTGATCAACCTTCGTCTGAAAGTCGAACCCGCCCGTTCCCCAGATCACATTGCCAGCGGAAGACGCGCCGGTTCCAATATCGAGATACGGATCATTTTCAATGCTGTCGAGAATGCTTAGAGCATCTTCAGCCACCGCAATGTCGCTTGGAGCGGCTGCGATTTTCTTGCCCGTCGCCTCGCCAACCTGCTTTTGGATTTCAGCGCCCGCAAGGTCTTTGCCAATGGTCCGCACGTCTTGGCCGGTCGCTTTGTCAATGATTGCCGTGCCTGTTCCGGTATCGACTTCCGAGACGCCGCGAGACGGCGCTAGATTGTTGTCGCCAAGCTGGAGCGGCTCTATTTTCTTCTGACCATTCGCGCCGAATTGGACTGAATAGAAGTTGCCTTGCCGGTCCTGGACAATCGTCCCGTTCTTCCCGTAATCGGCTTCGCCCGCGCCCGCCTGTCTCAAAATCATCTTTTGCGCCGCATCCCGCGTCAATGGGTTGGCAAGCATCCGCTCCAGCGTTTCCCGCGTCATGCCTTGCCCCTGGGAGGCGTCGGCCATCTGCATAGGCATTTGCTGGGGCTGAGGCTGTGCGGCCTGTTGTGGCCCGCCTAGAGCCATTCTGTGCGCTTCGCTCCACTGGTTATCATCCATTGGATACGGGCGACCCGCTTCCCATTGCGCCATGGTTTTGGCGAGCGGCACGGCAACGCGCGGATCAGAGAGCATTTGCGGCGTCAGAACTGTATCCGGTGACAGGCCCGTGGCTTTGGTAATCGCCGCCACGTACTGAGGAGACGAATTACCTCCTGACCATTTTGTGATCGCTGACGCGAGTGGCATCCCGGCGTACTTGCGGGAAAGCAGATCAAACTGTGCAGCCGCGCCCTGGACTGGGCTATCAAACTTTGCGATCTTGTGACCGCCGCCGATGATTTCCGTTCCCGTGGTGCCAAACCGCTGGGCTGACTGCCCTGGATACTGAGCGCCGGGATTGTTGAACCGGACGGATGCCGGAGCATTGCCGCCGGCCATCGCCTGCGCAACCGGGCTTGGCGCAACATTCGGATTGGCAAACCGACCAACGCTCGCTTCTTCCTGGCTCATCGGCGGCTCTGACTGCATGGCGCTTGACGGGATCGGCGGCATTCCGCCCGTCACGCTTGGCGGCTGATATAGACCCATAAGAGCCTCGTTCGCGTCACCCTCCAGGCCCTTCTGCTGACGATTGGCCTGGCTGTCGCGCATTGAGCCCACAAGCGCTTGCGCCACGCGCGCCGCGCCCTGCGTCCAGTGCCCTACCGGCTCATAGCTGGAGCCTTCCCGCATCATGGCTTCAGCGATCTTCCGGCTGGTCTGGATTTCTTCAAGCGTCGGCTGCGGCTTGCGATCCCGCGCGATAGGACCGGGGGCGTATTGCACCATCTAAATTATCTCCCCAAGCCGCCAAAGAAGTTCCCGGCAAGCGACCCGCCGCCCGTCATCGGTGCCATAGCGATCGATCCAGCAAGTCCCGCGATCCCGCCCATCATGGCGTTGCGGCTTGAAAGCTGCTGATTGTAGTTCGCCATCTGGTTCGCATAGGCTTGCTGCGTAATGCCAGCAACATCAGTGCCCGCAACATTCCCGCCCTGGTACTGCTGAAACTGAGGCATCGTCACTTGCCCGCCATTCATGAGTGTCGAAATCTCATTGATTGGCTGATTGCGCGCGGTTAGCATTTCTTGAATGGCTGAGTTGCGAACGCTCTGGCCTTGGCTCAACTCTTGGCCCGCATAATCGCCAGCGCTCAATACCGTCTGCAACCGCGCGTCGTTCTGGCCACGGTCTGACAAGGCGATGGCTTCGCGGTACGCTTCCGACCCTGGCATGACACCTTGATTGGCAAGCTGCGTTTCCAATGCCGCGCGGCTGCGCTCAAGTTGCGGGTTGATGCGATTATAAAGCGCTTCCTCATACCGCGCACGGTCCGCCATGGGCGCGGCTGGAGCGCCGGAAAAATCAACCGGCTTAGAAAGCGTTTGATCAAGGTTCGTGAGCTGACGGCCTGCGATACCATTCATCTGAGAGCCAAGCTGATTCTGCTGGTCAAGCAATCCCTGCTGGGCTTTGTCGAGCGTGGTCGTCTTGGTGTATTGCGGGACTTTCTGGCCACCAACATCCTGATAGCCTGAAATTGAATAGTTAACAGACCCATATGGGTTGACTTCGTTGGCATTGTTCAACGCGGTGTTCGCAACCGCCGTGTTTACGTTGCTCGTTGTCTGGGCTTGTGCCGTCTGTTGCGGATCGGGCGCGGCGGGGGCTTTAGGCGTTTTCACAGCTTGAAATCCTTTTTCAGAAGACCGAACACGCCAACATGCTTCCCATTCGGCGCGGCCTTGCGCTTGACGCCTTCGCGCACAAACCCAAGGCCCTCAGCGAGCCGGATCATGCGGGTGTTTTCCATTTCAATCTCAGCCGACACGCGCGCCACTTGAAGCTGGTTGAACGCATATGAAAGCCCCGCGCGGATAGCCGAGCGAAGCCTAAGACTTGGCCGCGCGCTCGCCGCCGTCACCGTCACATCTTGCCCGCTGTAGGAATGAAACACGGCCCCGGCTGACAGATCATTTTTGTTGATCACGCCGATAGCTACAAACGGCGCGAACACCTTGCCGCCGCCGCAACTTTTAGAAACCCACTCCGCTACAAACTCATCAGCATGGAACAAAAGGCCGTCCACAATGATAGGGCTCAAAGCTGGTCCCCCGTCTCATAAAGTATCTTCGCACCATTATAGGTGATTGGTTCCGTTGATGACAGACGAACCACAATACCGGCTGTGAAACCTTCTCCAGTGATACCCTGCCACAAAGCGCTGGACTGAGAAGGCGAAGCCCAAGGAGATGTATCCCAATCGCCTTCATCCCAAGCCGTCCCACCCGCCACAAATGATGCGGCGTTGTAGACAATGAAATCTTCGGAATAATCGAGGCGCAACGCAATCGATGGGCGGTATCCTGATGGCCCGAAAAACTGCGGACGAATGCGCTTGAAGCATTTCGTCATAGGAGAGCCAAAATCTGTGAACGCGCTGATGCTTGTCCCGTCGATAGGTTCTCCGTTATCGTCGTTGCCTTCGTACCTGTAGACCGTGCCGTCAACGCCGCCGAAGAACAATTCTGTCCCCTTCAGCGACCAGACGTTAGTATTGATGCCTGTAAAGCGGCACCAAGCCCCGGTGTTGGCGTTCATCACGAATTGAACAGATTCCGTGTTTTCAGTGACCGGCACATTGAGAACCAGCAACTTACCGACCGGATATTCTGTGCATTGCCATCCGTTGGCCGTTGGGGCTTCGGCATAGGCTGACGTGAAAGCGTTGCGGATGCGGTCTGTAATCGCGATCTTGCCCTGAGCGCTTTCCGCCCGCGAGAG